AGCTCCACCCCCGCCACCGCCCCCGCTGCCAGTGCCTTTGTTCACGCTGAACAGGTCAGCTGCTCTGAGGAGCTTGACGCAGTCAGTTTCCCCGGCGCCCGCAGTTCCGGCCGTGCCGCCCGCCCCGTTATTCTGTCCGCGATCGCCCCCACCGCCCCCATTGCTTCCGCCGTAGGTGAACGAGTTATACAACCCACCGCCAGCGCCGGAGCCGCCAGTACCGCCTGTCGTGTTGCCGGAAGCGCTGCTTGCAGTGCCGCCGTTGCTCCCATTCGCCCCGTTCGCGCTGATGCTTCCGCTTCCAGCCATCGTCTGTGCGAAGATCCACGCGCGGCCACCATCAGCGCCGCCAGCGGCTCCGCTGCCACCGTTCGCACCTGCTGACCCGGCTGTGCCGCCGCTGCCTTGCGTGCTCACCACGATCGCCCCGGTTCCGGTCAAGGTGAGGGTGCCGCTCACGCAGATGACGCTCCCGCTCCCGATCGTGAGGGTGACGCCCGTGTTCACGGTGAGGCTTGTCAGGTTCTTCACAACCACGCCCCAGTCCGTGTTCGTGCTGATCGTTGAAGACCCGTCGCTTCCGTTCCCGAACGGGTACTTGTACATCGCCACGTTCAAGTCCGCGCTGTACACCGGGCTTTGTCCGTACGTGAATGGAAACACTCCGACCATCGTGCATCAATCCTCCATTTCAAGTCAAGCGGTTGTGATCTCGAGCTCGAGCGGCTGTTCGACGCCGCGAGCGTCTTTGCTGTAGTACGTGCTGCTCGTTCCTTCGACCTTCACTTTGAGTTTCGTTCCTGTGTACGTGAGGGTTTTCAGCGTGCCGAGCGTGATGGCTTCCCACGGGTTCCAGCCTCCGGCTGTTCCCGTCGCGACGCTCACGGTCGCCGTGTTGCTGTCTTTCCCGTTCTGCAAGAGCGTGACGCCCGTGATGGTGCGTCCATCCGCGAAAACCGCCTTGCTCTGCAGGTACGTCATCAACCTTCCTCAGTGCGCTTTGAGCGGGACGAAGCTGCCTGTCGTCCAGACATAATTGTCCCCGGCCGTATCCGTCCCCGCGACCTGGTATTCGTAGGGCACGCCGGGTTCGAGATCATCAGTGTCTGTCGTGGCGAGGGTGAGGGTGAACTTTCCGTTCGCCGCGTCGCTGATAGGGCACGACTTTGTGAGTGCGATCGTGCCGGGGCTGCTTGCTTTCCAGCATTTGAAGGTGAAGTCGTCCGCGTACGTGGTGATGTTGACGGCGACGCCGTTCTCTTTCACTTGGAAGGTTTGCTTGAACGCCTTCCCCGCGTACAGGTCAGTGAGTGCCAGGTTTGCAGTGTCGACCATTCTTTACCAGTCCTCCGTGAGTTCTACCGTTCGTCCGTTGATGGTGATCGTCGTTGGGTTTTGTGCGAGGAGTTCCGCGTGCAGGTCGTCGTCCACGAGGATTGTGGTGAGCGTGTCGTTCAGCTTGGCAGTCTCGTTCCCGTCCACGTCGGTGAATGAGTCGCCGAGTTCCCACGTTCCGAGCTCGTACGTGCCGAGTCCTGCTTCCGCGTACCCATCATTCGTCTTTATAAGCTTTCGTACCATCTGTTTTTCCTCAAGTGCCGATGTACCCGCTGCTTGTTCCGAGCAGGTCGCACGTGTTCGGGCTCGTGATGCTCGTCACGCCCGTGATCGCGGCTTCTACCCTGATCACGCCGCTCCCGGTGATCACGATCGCGTTGCCACTGATGCCTTGCGGACTGGTCAGGTTGCACCCACACGGCAGGTTCCACGTGCCGCTCGTATACGCGCACGGGTCCCCGGCGCCGCCGTAGTTGAACGCGCTCGTTTCAGTCTTCGTCGCGTTCGCGAAGATGACATTGACGTCGTTGAGGAGGATGTTGAAGTTCTGCAATCCAGTCATTCCTCCCGGCACGGTGAAATTGTAATGCCAGGCACCGCCCGAGTAGGTTAGGTTCTTCGCGGTGTTGCAGCTGCCAGTGTTGAACGTCCACGTCCAGCCGTTTCTCGTTGAGTAGAGCAAGCTATTCGTCTCGTATCTCACAACTATATCGCACGTTTCATTGCTGAATCCCGCGCTGAGGTACCCCGTGACAGGAGCACCGTCCGGTGCTCCTGTCACGTCAGTGCTGAGCGTCTGGACGGTTCCCCACGTCGTCCCCGCGTTCGTGCTGTTCACAACCACGAGTTTGGTAGTGCCGGTCGTCCCGTTCAACGCGAAGAGGTACACATCATCTCCCCCGTTTGATCGGGTATCAACGACTCCGGCGAAGGGATCTTTATGATTTGTGCTCGTAGTGGGGATGGTGATGCCTGTCGAGACGCTTCGGCTCGTCGTGTCAGTCTTCCCATCAAGGATGTACGCGGTGATCGTCGTGGCTGCATCGACAACTGCGAACCCAATCGTTGTGTTCCCAGTTACGATAACCGCGCCTTCCAGCCAGATCTGATTCGTCAGATCGGTCTCAACATCAGCATTCAATGCGACCTGCGCGGATGGGAAGGTTCTTGTTGTGCCATTATAGAAGATGGTGGCGAACTCGACCGCCGTGCTGCTGTCGGTGTCGCTCCAGAAAACTTGCGCGTCTAAGTCGCCGTACGGAACGATTCCGGTGAGCATTTCAGCATTATATCCGAGTACGTCCGTCTGGACGCTGTAAATCGGAAATCCCGCGTCGTAGCACGTCCGGTTGAAGACGCCATCTCCGCAGCCGTTGTCTGGGCCGCCATTATCGCAGTCCGTGCTGTTCTCTTTTATAAAGACCACTTCGTGCTCGTCAGCGGTCGCTTCGCTGTCGTCCTCGAAGTCCCACGCAACGAGGAGGCAATTCTGGCTGTCCGCTGCGACTGCGGGGTGCGCTACATCATCAGTTGCGCTGTTGCCTTGTGAGCTCGCCAGGTAGATTCTCTGGCTCGCGCTGCAAGCGAGGCTCGTGCTCGTGGTTATGTTGCACGCGATATAATCGAGATATTCTTGCGTGCTGTCCGTGTAGACGACGTGCAACCTGCTGTACGTCCCGTGATCCGTGAGCCAAACGTCATAGTCATCATCAGTCCAAGTCCCCGCAATCACTACCTGGTCTTGACCGATAGTGTACCCGTTCTCGCTCCAGAGCGCGCGTATGTCGTAGGCGGTGTCAATGTAGAACGTGTACCACCTGTTCGTGTGACGATCGTACCAAACCATTCTTGAAAAGGCCGGTCCGCCGAATAATGAAGTTGAAGTGTTGAGGATGCTCGTCCTCGAAAGAAACTGGCCTTTATATCGTCGGTCCCAGTCTTCAAAGCTGAGCTGGCCAGTGCCAATCGTCGCGTTCCACAATCCAAGCCCGCCGGTCACGCTGCCGAGCTCGTTGCTCACGGTGAAGTTCGCCGTGAAGGACTCGCCGCCGGTCACGCTTGCCGGGCTCGCGGTCGTGGGCGCAGTCATCGTAACCGTGTAGGATGGTGTCGTGATGTTGAAGCAAGCGGGAGTTGATAATCCGATCGCGTTGATGTTGTTCGTCGTGTCGTTTGCCCACGCGAACCAGCACACTTGCCCGGCATACCCCGTCACGTTCTTCGACACGTTGCAGCTGCTGCTCGTCCCGGTCAGCGTGCAACTCGTGAGTTGTTCCCAGTAGCCTCTCGCATTCCAGAAGAGCCTTGCGGTGCTCAGGTTCACGTTGTCCGTCCAGTTGCTCAAGAGAGACACGTTCGCCCCGTAGGTGATGTTCCCACTGATCGCGCCGAGCGCGTACTGCGGAGGGACAGAATCGCTGATCGTGACTGGCGTGCTGTTCACGTACCCGCTGTACACGCTGCCGTTGTAGCTGCGAGCGCTGCAAATCCACGAGCCGAGATTGCTCGTGTTCGCCGTGACGCTTCCGCTCGTCGCGACCGCGATCTGGCCGCTTACGCTGACGCTGCTGTTGTGATAAGGCTCGACGGCACCATTCTTGTACCAGATGAAGCTCACATTCCCACCGGAGTCTTTTCCGGTGTAGACTGCGCGGCACTCGACCGTTGATCCCCACGCGGGGATCGTCGTGCTTGGGGATGGCACGCCTGTGATGGTGCTGCTTTTGTTCGTCAAATCAATGTAGCTGTGGTAGAGGCTGTTTGTTCCTCGCAGCCAGACGAAGTCAATCGTGCCGTTCGTCTTCTGGTGCACCGCGCTCGGCGTCGTGTCGGCGAGCGCGTCGTTCGTCAGGTTCCACAGGATTGACGGGTTGCTTGTGCTGTTCTTCACCGCGTAGCGGATGTCTTTGTTCGTGTTGAGGATTCCCGTCTCGTAGATGACGTGCGGGTATCCGGTGTCGTCATCCATCGCGGCCGTGGTGAACGCGTTCTGCCCGACACTCTGGTGCACATAGCTCGTCGTCCACGTCGAAGCGTTGTCATCGCTGTAATGAGCATATACCCAGCAAGAAGTCCCCGTGTCTTGCCCGCTTGTCTGCCAGAGGCGCCCGTTGTTTTGAACGCCGACCAAGTGTCCGCCTGTCTGCGAAAGGCAAGCACTAGTCGTGCTGTTCGTCCACGTTGATCCGCCGTTCAGACTGACCGCCCATTGGTACGCGTTCGTGCTTGGTCGGCGATACCCGATGATGATGCGGTTGTCCGTCGGGTCAGTGTTGCCTTTCCAGTCGATGAAGATGTCCGCGCCGCCGCTCGTGTCTGAAAGGCTCGGGAGGAGATTCGTCAGGTTCGTGTACGTCCAACTCGTCCCCCCGTCGCTACTGTTCAAGAAATTCTCCTCAGTGGCGCCCCACCAATACGCGTAGATCTCGTTGCCTTTGACGCGAATCTGAGCGTTGTATCCGGTGAGGACGGTTTCTGCTCTCGTGTGCACGTTGCTCCACGAATCACCATTATTTGTGCTCTTCCAGACCTGCACGTTCGTGCTCCCATTATGAAAGAACGCGACAACCGTGCTGCCTTCACAATCAATGCTCTGCGAGAACTTGTTTCCCGCACCCGCACCGGTGAACGCGGTCGTATTGACCGTGAACGATGCTCCACCATCAGTGCTTCGCGCGTAGTAGATTGCAGTCTGCGTGCCAGGATAGAGGACGTGAATGTAGTTGTTGCTCGTTCTGCACACGCCCCTGCGTGTTTTGAGGAAATAGGTGGTGTACGTCGTCGCGGTCAAGTTCACCGTGCCGAATCCGAGACTCGCTCGCAACCCGTCAACGATGCCTTCCGGGAAGCTGATCTCCGCTTCGATCTGCCCAGTGGAGAGATTTGCCTTCACATTCTCGAACGAGACCCTGCCGTCCGGGCTTGCTGTCGGGAAGTTCTCAAAGTTCTTAATGTCGTTGCACAGCTGCGTCGCGGTCTTTCCTGAAAGATTGAGGCTGTTCTTGATCGTCGTCCAGCCAGCGTTCCCGCACGTCTTGCTTCGTTGCGTCTCGAGCGTGCTGCGCAAGGTTGAAGGGATAACCGCGCTGACGCGCCAGTGCGTCGCGTTCACACGGTTCACGGTCCAGTTGAATCGCGCTTCGAGGCCGGTGAGGCTCGTAATCTGGACGCTCTCGAATTCCGTCTCGTTGATCACCCCGATAAGCCCCCCACCACCGTATGCGCTCAGTTCTTGTTCTTCTCCGGCGAGGATTGACCCGCCCGAGATCAGATCATCTGAGGGGGTTGTTTCGTGGCCGCAACCTACAAGGAGGAGGACTGCCGCGATTGCCAAGATGGTCTTTAGCTGCACGTGCCCATCATCCTCCAGTGCGTCGCGTTCTGATACAAGCATCCACCATTGCCGAGGTAGAGCTTGTGCCCGGTGATGTTCACGTCCAGGGTCGTCGTGACGGTTGTCGTCGTGTTCGTCCACGAGGCCGTGTCGTCAGGGTTGCACGCGAGGTCGTTGCCACTCACATAGAGTTTGCTCGTGCTACCACAAGTCGTGTCAAAATCCATCTTGCTCTCCGGCACATCGTCAGTCGCGAACTCTGAAGGGTCAACCGCGAACGTCACCGTATCCCCAGTGATGCTCGTATCCAAGCCGTCAGTCCCGCCAGCAATGGTGAACGTGTCCGTCTGCGAGTTCGCAGCAACGCTCCCAGAATCAGAACTCATCGTCGCCCAGAGATTCTGCAACTCGTTCGTCGTGCTCCCGTCAACCTCGACCGCGCCGATGGTAAGACTGTCGGCACTCTCATCTCCCGTAATGCTGACGATTCCTGAAGCTGTCAGAATCATCGTGTCGCTCGTCGTGTCAGCGACCGGGTCGGTACCGCTCGGCGCGTCCCACGTGACGAAGCTGTTGCTTCCGCCTGCGCTTCCTTGTGCGCTGCACAATCCGTAGACGCCCGTGCTGTTCACGGTGAGGTTGTAGAGCTGGTCTGTTCCGCCGCATTGGAAGGTGCCGCTGCGCGCGATCGTCGTGCTGATCCGAGCGTCTGGTACGGTCCCGCTTGTCAGGTTCGCGGCGTCGAACCCGCTCGTTGTGAGGAGGTAGCTCGTGTTGTATCGCGCGTTGACGATGGTGCCTGATGTGATGTTCGCAGAGTCGTGCGTGTGACCGTTGTTCGCGCCAGGCGGGATGCTGCAGCTAAGCGTATCGCCAAGACCGTACACATAGTTTCCGGCGCTGCAGTCCGGCGCGTAGTTGTCGTGGTCCGTCCACGTTCCTCGGCTGACGAAGTTCGTGTCGCTCTCCGTCTCGGTGAAATACCGGTTGTCCAAGTCGTAGCTCGTCAGGCTCGTCACGTGTCCGTATGTATCCAGACTGACGTCCTGGACGACGTTCCCATTGCTCGAGTCCACGCTGCTCTGCGTGCTCGTGTCATTATGGCTGAACGTGATTGTCTGCGTGCTTCGGGAAACGTTCAAGCCCGATCCAGAAGCAAAGTCGACCGTCTCACCGTCTGTCACGTCGATCGTCGCGGCGCCGTTCGCGCTGAGCAGCCAGCTCGTCATCCCCCCACCAGCGCCGGTGCTGTCCACGGCGCAGTACCAGGATAGACTCGTCGTGTTCCATTTCGCCACGTACCCGTCGCTGCAGCCTTGCGGGAGCTGGTATGTGGTGAGGATACTGAACGTGAAAGTGGAGAGTCCGAGTCCCGTGCTGTTCGCATACGTCGGGCTGTCATCGCGCGCGTCGATCGTCGCGTTCAGCTTCGTCTCATTGAAGCCGATCGTTGCGGAGCCGCTCGCGGCTCCGCCGGTGAGGTACCCGCTCGTGTCGATGTTCACCGCGCTGATATCTCCCGTCTCACTTTGCAGGAACGCGGTGCACGTTGGCGTGTCGCCGAGCATCGTTATTGCCGTGCCCGCACCACACGCTGACGGGTAGGTTTGAAGCTTCACGTAGTCGAGGTCGGTGATGGTGCTGTTACCGTGGTTGTGACTGTTGTCCGTCACGCTTGGACTGCTGCCCGTGCCACCCAGGTCGCCCCCCCAGGCCGTCGCGGTGGTGAGGTCGTTAGTCGAGTCAGTATCCAGGTTCGCGGGCTTGCTCGTGACGTTGTCCCAGTGCAGGGCGTGGCTGTTGTCCGCTACGATGATCGCGTTGTAAGTTCCGCTCACGTCCCCACCGAACGTCGTGCCCGTGGTGAGATCGTTCGTGCTGTCCGTGTCGAGGTTCGCGTATTCGCTTTGGCCGACGAAGCTCGCGTCGAGGCACGTATTGTTCGTGCTCACGTTCGGGCTCCACGCTTCGCCAGCGGTGCCGCTGACCTGGATGCACGTCCCGGCCGTGATTCCATTCGCGTAGTTGAACGCGACCATCCCGCTCGTGATGCTATCTGTTTGTCCTTCGTTCACGTACGTCGCGTTGCCTTTCGTCTCGTTCCACGAAAACGCCGTCCCTGAGAGGACGAGGTACGGGTTGGTGGCGGTGTACGTCGTGTCTTTATCCAGGACGCATTGCACGCCAGCAGTGGTCGTGTTCATCACGACGTACCCGGCGCTGCAAGCGCCCGTTCCGGCCTTCGCGTGCCACACGGAGGCGTTCGCCAGGTATAGGTCAGCGATCGCGCTGCCTTGCCAGAGGAGGTTAATCAGGATGCTGTTCGTGGTGAGGATCACGTTCCCGTCTTGCGTGAGTGTCCCGTTCAAGACTGCATCGCCTGATGCCCACAGGTTCGTCGTGGTCGTGTTCACTATGCCATTGATGTTGTACAAGCCGTACCCGTTGATGTCGCCGCGCGGATTGAAATCCGCCGCGTGTGCGAGGAATGGGAGCAGTAACGCGGTGAACACGATCGCCAGGATTTTTTTTATTGCCATAGGACAACCACCTCTTCATCGAATAGTGGACCGGTGATGACGAGCGTGTCGTTCACAACGCTCGTCGTCGTGAGACTGTATTCCGTGTTCGGATCGAGGGTTTTTCCGCTGACCATCACAAGGTTTTTCAGGCTGATCCCACTTGTGTGAACATACGTCCGACCGGTGCCGCCGGTCGAGCCGGTGAAGTCCGACCCGTTCTTCCTGGTTCGGCTGTCGATCCCACCGCCGCCGCCCGCGAGGCTTCCCCACGCGTTGCCATCGTACACTTGGAGTTCCGTTTCATCCGTGTTCCAGACGATCATCCCAGCCGTGCCGCTTAACGCGTCGCGCTCGAGCGTCGTCACGTTCCACACCTTGAGCAGGACTTCCCGCACGCCGCTCTGCAGGGCGTCCTTGAGCTGGTTCAGGTCCTCCGCGTACGGTTTCGTCGTGGCGCCAGGCGTGTAGCTCGTGCCCACCTTGTTCGTGAATGTGCGGAGGCTGATCTTCGTCATTCGTGGTCACCTTTATGTTTCAAAACGTGATGGTGCAGTTCGTCGTGCTGAGCGTCGCGGTGCTTCCTCCCGTGTCCCAGTCTTCATCGTTGTTGAGGAAGAGACGGACCTTGTCGTTCGGGTTCCACACGTACAAGACGCCATCGTCTCGCAAGGAGCCCCCTCCATCGTTCCCATCAAGGTAGTCCCCGGCAGTGTCGAGGGCCGTGTAAGACTGGTCGAGGGTGAACGCGTTCGTGATGCCGTAGTCGTGCACGTACACCCGGTAGAGATCAACAGCGATGTTCGCGAATGGGAAGTACGTCTTCTTGACGAACGTCTGCGCGTCCAGGTCGCGATCCTCCAGCTGGCGCACCCGTCGTTCGAGCTCGTCAAACTCGTTGTCGAATGTGTAGTTGAAGTTGTTCAGCGTCACGTGGTACGCGGGCGTCGAGTTGCCCGCCCACTCGATGAGAAGCTCGACGACGTTGTACGACCCAGCGATCCCGTAAGCATTCATCGTAATGCTATTTCCCGGCAGTACCCTGCTGTCCCACACCGTCGCGAAGGTCGGGATGCTCACCGGTTCTCCCTGCTCGTCCGCGAGACTCTGCGCGATCGTTTCCGCTTGGCTGTCGCTCGTGATGAGACGGTTCACCTCGGTGCGTCCTTCGATGAGGCCGTACTTCGCGTACGCGGTCGGGTTCACCGCTTCCCCGACGACCTGGCTGACTGTGAATCCTTTCACCCTGATCGTGTCGTTCACGCTCAGCGTGACGCGTGCAGTGTTTCGTGTGAGAACTTTCGTCGCCGGGTTCCAGTAGAAATCAACGACGTCACTCTCCACATCACTCCCTTCCAAGATGACTCTCTTCGGAGCCACAGCCGCCTCATCGCTCCCGCTCGGGATCTGCTTCACTTCGATGCTCGCGTATGCCTGGTCGAGCGTCCAGCTTGTCGTCCCGGTCGCGCCGCCGACGCTGAAATCTTTCTGGTACGCCGTCTCGGTCCGTTCCCCTTCGACCCGGACCTTCGTGCGCCAGTTGCTCGTGTCCTGGACGACTCTGGGCCGCCCGTGAATCTCCGACGCAGTGATGGTGTACCCGCTCGCAGTGAACGTGAGCTCTTTCAGCCAGATCTTCTTGTCGTCGTCAACCCACCAGTTCCGACCAGTGCGCTGCGCGATCCCGTCAAACACGTCGCTGATCAGGACGGCGTTCAAGCGCATATCGCGATCGTCCAGCGTTTCGGGCGGGATGCTCGTATCATCGTACGTGAACTCGACGAGGTACTCGTCCACGAGGGCTTTGAATATCTCGATATCCGTCAAGGCAGTGTAGACGTTCGTCGCTTTGCGGATGCTGGGGAGTCGTTCGTAGTGCTCGAATCGCCACGAGTAGTCGTCGTCTTCCGTAGCGGGTTCAATGAAGAACCCTTCGAAGAACCTGGTTGTCGTCCCGTCGTAGATGCTCAGCTTGATCGCGTCGTGCGGTTCGATCGTGTACTGGAGCGTGTCGTCGAACGTGATGACACCCCCTTTTTGAATCTTGCTGCCTTTGCCGAGGCTGCAGCGGTTCGTGCCGACGACGTAGCTCGTCACGTCAACCCAGGAGGAGGCATTCTTGCTCATCCAATCCACCTTGACGTATTCAGTCATAGGCTGCTCCTCTCCAGTTCGACGGCCCGGACGCTGATTGTCACGTCCCATTGGCTCTGGTTGTCTTTCGTGTTCGCGACGGGAAGCGTCCAGCCCGCGACCAAGTCGCTCGTCGCGGTCGCCGTCTTGTGCAAACCGAATTCTTGCAGGCTCACCGGGAGGGCGTACGGCATCGCGCTCGTGAGGCGGAACTTGAAACGGACGAAGTTGTTCATCGTGCTCGTGCTCGCTGAAGGGATGTTGCGCTGGCTGCTGCCGGTCTGGACGGGGCTTTCGAGATCTTCGCTCGTGAGGGTGATCGCGTTATTTCCCGTTCCGGTTGCGAGGTACAAGAAGAGGTTGTCCCTGACGTATTGCATCACGAGGTTCAGGGTTTCCTGGGTGAGATTGACTTCGTCAGCCATTAGAGCATCACGTCTCCTTCTCGACGAGGCGCACGTCCACGGTGATCGTGTTTTCCCATTCGTCTTTCTTCTGTCGCCAAGTCCCGACGGGTGCGTACACGCCGTCAAGGCTTGTCAGGTAACTTTCCGTGTCGAAGTAGAGGAACTCGTTCGTTGTGAGGACGCTGCGTAGTTCTGCGAGCTTTGTGTCCCGGCTGCTCCCGAGGATGAGGATTCGCAGGGGGAATTCCCGGTTGATCGCGCCGACCTGCCGTTTCACGATGCCTTTCTGCCCGTAACGAGGCTTGAGTTGCGTCTCGAAGCTGAACGTCTCGGCGAAGCTCTGCTCGTTCAAGATGACTGCGTGCCCGGTGCCCGTGTTGACCTGGTCGGCGTCGCTGAATTGGAAGAGCGTCGTCGTGTTGGCTTGGTTGCGAATTCTCATCCCACTCTTACCTCTTTCCGCTGCCTCGTCCTTTCAGCTTGTCATTCAGGCCGATGATGGCGCGCAAGGCTCGTTCTTCGCGCTCGGCGGCGTCTGCGCTGCGCTCGTTCGCGTCAGCCTTTTGTTTCAGAATGAAAACGACGTTGTCCCCGTTCGTCGTGACCTCGCTGAACATTTCCTGCGTCGCCGTCACCTCGTCTTTCAGGCTCGTCACACTCTTCTCGTGGCTGAGCGCGATGCTGAGGCGTTGTTCGGCTTCAGTCTTGGCGAGTTCGCCGATCTCGTTCGCGAGCGTCAATTCTTCCTGGCGGAGCTTCACGTCTTCTTTCGCGAGCTCGATCGCGCGCTGCGCGCCGAAAACGTTCAGCTTCTCTCCTTTCTGGTCAACGCTGGTGATGTCCATCTCTTTGAGGAAGTCTTGCAGATCGCCTTTGCTTCCGAAACCGAGCCTCGCAGCGAGACCTTCATCGATCGCGACGTTCCGCTCCCCCGTACGGCTTGTTTGTTCGAGGATGTTGCCAAGCAAGTCCAGGCGTGTGTCGCCCACGTTGAGCGTGTTCTGCAAGTTGGTGAACGCGTCGACGAGCTCTTCCGCAGGGGTTTTCGCGGCTTCGAGCTTCGTCTTCAATTCCTCAAGGGTGAACTTGAGCTGGTAGTCCTGCGGGAAGCCAGTGAACTGCTTGTAAAGGTTCTGTATGCTCGTATCGAGGTTCTCAACATCAATGACACCCCGCTGGTGTAGGCTGATCGCTTCGTCCAGGGTGAGCACGTAGTCTTTAATCGCATCATCCGTCTGGTGGAGGCTTCTCGCGTACGAGTCGTGCTCCTCCCGGATGTCCTTCGTTAGTTCTTTGAGCAGGCTGAGCTCCGCATTGTTCTCGGCGAGCATCTCGATCGCTTCGTCCGTCGGGATGAACGTGAGATTGCCGAATTCGCTCATCAATTCGTTCGCGCGGCGCTGCAAGAGTTCGGCGTTGCTCATCCCCATTATCTCTTGACGCTGTTCGCGCGTCGCGCCACGATCGCTCAGGACCTTCTCACGTTCTTTCGCCACGATGGCGAGCTCGCGAATCCCAGCGCCGATGCCTCGGAATCCTTCGACCACGTTGCTTCCGGCACCGAGGGTGAGGCTTGCCGCTTTGCCGATAGCGGTGAGCGAAGCGACGATGTCATCCTTGTTCTCCAGGAGCGTGTCGACGAACTCTTTAAAGATGGGGAGAAGTTCTTGTCCGATCTCGATCTTCAGGTTCTCCATATCTGCGCCGAGACGTTGAAAGCTCTCGTCGGCCGAGTCCGCGCCGCCGCGCTGCGCATCCACGAGGTCACGGCTGTTCGCGAGAACCTGGTTGAGGAGAGCGGCTTTGCGTTCCACCCCTGTCAGCTTGTCTTCAGTCTTTCCGAGGGTTGATGCGTAGTCCTTGTACGCGGCTTCCGCGTCTATCACGATGCCAAGGTTGTCCAGGATCATCGGTGATTGCCGACCGATGCCAGTGACGATATCGCCGAACGCCTGGCTCACCGTGATTCCCATCACTTTGCTGCGCGCAGCGGCGACGTCCATCAGATCGACGAGCTTGTTCTGGTCCAGTCCAAGGGCGAGCGCCCGGTTCGCCCCGGCGACGAGCTCGAAATCAGCAACGGTACCTCTCGCCGCGACGCGCAGGTTGCGCACGAGATCGTCTGCTGTCTCGCCGATGGTTCGCTGCAAGGCGGCGAGGCTCGTTTCTGCTTTCGCGGCGGCCTGCCCTGCTTCGACGAGGTACCCTGCGACTTGTTTCAAGACGACGGCTGCGCCGACGGCCGCGCCGATTTTCACGAGGCTTGCTCCGAGACCGCGCAATCCGCCAGCGTCCGCTCGACGCGCCGCGTCATCCACGCGTTCCGTTTCTCGCCGGACGCGTTCAAGGCTCGCGCTCGCGCCGTCTTTCACGAGGAGCTCAAGGACGAGCGGGTCGAGGGGCATCGGTGTTCATTCCTCCTGTCGTGGCGTGTGCATTCGTTCGTAATCGTTGAAGAGCTCGTGCACTTCGAGATACGTCAATTCTGGGACCTCCCAGGGCTTGAAGCCGCATTCTCTGACGAGGAAGGCGGTGAAGCTTCTCGTGATTCGTTGGACTCCTCGTTCCCGGTCTTTAGCTGCCTTGATCGCCGCCTTCTTTCGAGCTCGATCATCGTGGCCTGGTAGAGGAGACTGTAATTTTTTATCTCAGCCCCCGTGAGGCCGCTCGCTTCGAGCAGGTGGTCGTAGACCGCGTTCACAAAGACCGGGTTCCTCACGTTCTCGGCTTCGTCGGGACTGAAATATGGCTCGCCGTTGCTCGTTGTGACGTGGCGCTGGACGACCTCCCACGTCTTCAGCTTCTCCGACCGGTAGCGACTCCATTCGCCCAGCTTGATCGGTCTAAAGAACGCTTCGAAGACAGGGCTGTTCTCTTTCTCTTCTTGCAAGACGTTGAGGCTCTGCTGGACGATCCCCCTGTCTTCCTCCGGCACTTTTTCGAGTTCGAGACGGAGAAGACTGATTTGCTCGTCCAGGAGTGCCGGGTAGATGCTGATGCTGAAAGGAACTGGCTGCAGGATTCTCGGGTCCGGCCCGCTGCGAAGGTGGATGAGGTCCGCCTTCTCGAGCTTCTTATTCGGTGCTGGTTTCATCATTATCATCTCCGTGCACTGGCGGTGCAGATAGTTCTCGAATGGCCCTGGCGAGCCATAAACAGTTATAAAAAAGGTTTCTGCGCGGGTTCTGAGCGTCAGGGAAGATCCGGCGGGCGAGCTCGTCGAAGCGTTCCGCGTCTCGCAGCTTGACGCCGTCGATGCTGAGCTTTACGAATTCTTCAGGACCCGGTCGCATCGTCAGTCACCAGGCTCACAGGCTCGTGCTGTTCACGACTGCGAGGTCGAAGTTCTGCGACGGGATCTTGATCGTGCATCGGAACTTCATCAGGCCTTCCTTCTCGATGTCGAGGCTGTCGAACTTGATGCTCGAGGCGCTTCCTGTGATCGTCACTTTCTGCGCCGTGTTTCCGTAGCGCAGCCCTTCGATGTACACGTCCATCTGTTGGCTAATCGTCTCCGGGTTGAACGTGTGCGTGTAGGGGCCCGTGCCGGTGATGGTCGGGTTGCCGAAAGCGCCTTTCAGGACTTCGATGTCCGTCGTGTGCATCCACATTGCGAATTGGGTGGTGAACATCGAGATCTTCGTTGGGATGTCGATGCTCTTCCCGCTGATCGCCTTGTAGCTCTTTGTCTCGCCGCCTTCCGGGGTGAAGCTGACCGTCTCGTCGATCACATCCGTGAGGATGCTGTAGTCGGTCTGCCCGTTCCGTCGCAGCTTGAAAATCGTTTCTTCCGCCAGGATCGCTTCCTGGACGACCGTTCGATCCGCCATTCTTGTTCACCTCAGCTTGTCGCTCTCGTTGACCCGTTCTACGTTCTGCTGGCGCGCCAGAGCGTGAGCTCGAACGCGTAGCCGAAATCCTGGCCATCAGTCTCGACTGGGCGCAGTCCTCCGAGCCCGATCCGTCGCAGGATGAGTCCTGCATTCGCGAGCGTTGTTCTGATGCTCGCGTCCGTCTCGAGCTTGTATTTAACCTCGTTGAGCTTCTCGATGGCGAGCTCGTGCGCTTCCTTGTTCTCGCCGTTGAACGTCGCGTACGTGTCTGCTCTGACAAAGCACCGCACGAGGACGGTGAGTTCGTGTCGTTTCTGCACGTTAACGAGTGGGAGGTCGTTGATGAGTGTCAAGTCCAGGATGATTGGGAGATCTCGTTCGCGGCTCACGAGGGCGCGCCTCTCCGTTGCTGACGGTGTTGCGCCTGCGGGTTTCTTGCTGAAGAAGAAGACGTACTTCGTGCTGCTCCCGTACGAGCTGCTGCTCGTGTATGGGTTCTCGGTCGAATCCTGGATCACGTTCCGGACCGCCTTGATCGCATCGGTGACTTCGTACAGGGCCATTCTCTTCCTCTGCACCCACTGGCGCTCGGATGGTTTAAAACGGTTTCGACGGTTTTACTCGATCTTGATGCGCTGCCCGCGCAACCAGTTCACTGTCGTGGCACGGGCGCGGCTCAGGAACGGGTTCGGCGCCTGGTGCCTCGTCCCGTCGTGCACGTACCCCGCGTACGAGGCGGACGCTTGGACCCTTCCTCGGAACGGGCCGATCTCCGCGTTGATGCTCTTACGCAGGAACCCAGTCCTGACCGGGCTTTCTTTCTTGGCTTCGGCAGTGAGCTTGAATGTCGCGTTCTGCACGATCGCCTGCGCGGCTTTGAGCAGGCTTCGACGCTTCGCTTCCCACTGGAGGCTGACCGTCTTCGCGTTCGTGCGGATCACGTGGTCAAGTTCACCCCGCCGCGTGCTTGCTCCACCAGTCCGAGGCGGAGCGTGTCATTGTGCTGGTCTTCGACCTGGCTGACTTCGTATTGCGTGCTGTTCCAGACGACCTTCCAGCCTCGCTGGACGGTGACGCTGCTCGCCACGTACGCGACGAGATCAACGGCAGGCCGGACGCCCGTCTTCGTGAGTGCTTGTTTTGTTTCGTCCACGGTGCGGATGACTGCGCGCACGGTCGTGACGATGCCGGAGTCGTCGTAGATGTCGATCTCCTGGCCCGCGTCGTTCACCGCGTGCTCGCCTTTCCCGTACGGGATGAACACCACTTGATCCTCACCAGTCCTCGCCTTCGACGTAGTCAGTGTCGGTCTCGCTCTCGCTCCAGTTCTCCGGGTAGTCGTCGCGTTCGCTGTGCACCTTGCGGAGTCGGACGCTTGCGCCCGTGCTGATCGGGGTGACGTTGAGTTCTTGGCATCGGCGAACGTATGCTTCCTTCCATATCTCCGGGTCGGGGGCGCTGTAGCTTTGTTCGCCCATCCTCGTGACGTGGCTCCACGCGGCTCCTTGCGCGATCTTCCAGCACGCGTAGTAGAGGAGCGCGTTGTGGTCGTTCGTGTTCGTCACTTCGCGGCGGGCGATGCTGAGGAACGTGGTGAATTTCGAGTCGCTCAGCGCGTCCTCGTTCAGGCCGAGGAGGTCTCGGGCTTCCCCAGCTGTGGGTGTCGTGGTTTCCGTGCTCATCTTTACGTCTTCCTCCGTTTTGAAGGACTCAAAGCAGAGCGAGGAGTCGATTTTGGAATTTCAGACGGGCGCGCAGGAATCGGTTGTGCGAGCTCGGCCGTCGTGACGACGCGCTCGAGCCGCGCGAGCGCCTGGTTGCCAGAGGCTTTGAGGAGTGCTTGGACTCGCGGATCGGCTTCTTGCTGCTCGGTGATCGTGATCGTGTCCCCGGCGCGAGCGTGAAATCCGATGTCGTTCAACCAGCACGGTGTGAGGGGGACTGGGTGGAGGAACAGGTAGGTTCCGGACATCAGGATGGACCTCTCAATGCTCATATGAAAAAAGATTGAAAAAAATGTTTCCTCCCCTCGGAAAGCCTACAAGCCACTCAGCTTGATGCCTGCCGCCGGGGTGACGACGACGAGGCGCGCCGACCGCAGCACCTTGTACCGCGCTTCGAAGCGCTTCACATCCCATTCCACCGTGGTGAGGGGGAATCCGAGCACGAGGTGCACGACATCCTTCCTGAACGGGTAGATGAGGCCGTACGTCGCGGTGACCTGCTTGTTGAAGAGGATGCGCAGGCCGGGGTAAGCCTCCTGGAGCATCTTCCTCGCACTCAGGCCGTACGTGTTCGCCTTGCCCATCTCGAAGTACTGGGTCTGATTCAAGATGAGCACGTTCTGGTCGCTCTGGTACGCCTCGGGGATGGCGCTGAGCCAGGAGTTCACATCGTTGAAGATGCTCTCCGCGCTCGCACTCGTCCACTCAGTCGCCGCGCTCGCGGTCCCGGTGAAGAGGCCGTACGCGCCGAGCGTGCCGAACACGCTGCTCTTGTTCCACAGCGCCTCGTTCAAGGCTGTGTTCACCTTCTCCGCCGCTGCGCGAGCCATCACCGCGTCCAGCTTCGTGCCGAGGCGACGCGAAGTGTTCAGGTCGAACTCACTCACGGTGAAGTCCGCGTGGTAGAACGGGATCGCCACGCGCACCTTGCTGCCGTTCACCGTGATGGCGTCGGCATCGCCGGGCACGTCGCTCTCCGTCGCGTTCCCGTACTTGTCCAGCTTCGTGTACTCGTAGTACGTCTGGAATGGGTCCACGCCGTCCTCGATCGGGAACGCCCCGATCAGGTTGTTCGCGCCGATCGGCGTCTCGATGACCTCCTGGAGGATGTACGCGTACTCTTCCTTCTGAAGGAATACGCTGTCCTGGAGGCGAGTTCGGACGCTGTCTGCCTTGACGTTTTGGTCCATCATCATTCTCACCTCCTACGTGGTTCTCGCAGCCAGTTGGATCACAACCTGGCCACGGCTGCCGTCGGTGATCGCTTCCAGGGCACGGCCAACGACGAGGTTGCCCGTTCCGGTTGCGACGCTGCCGTCGCTGTGCGCGATGACAGTCTCGTTCTCTGAGACGCTGCCGACCGCCTTCAGGTTGAGGACCTGACCGTCGCAGAGGGTCATAATCCGGGCCTGTTGGTTGTCAGCGTACTGGAACACGCTCGCTCCAGCGCTCTCGTTCTCGCGCGCGATGCGCTCATCCACAAGCGCGACTGCATACGGTACTTCCGTCGCGCTCGTTGCTTCCTTGACGTCGCCGCTCGCCGTCCCCTTGACGACGAGAGCGCCCATCAGGACGATCCCGTCTGCCTTCTTCGTGAGCTCAGCGCCTTTCGGGCCGCCCACGAGCAGGTTGAAGGTCGCCATAGTTGGTCACCTCTACTCGTTCTTCTTGCCCTGCGCCTTGTCGATCAGCTCACGCTGCTTCGCACGCGCTTGGGAGAGTCTGTCGTTGTTCTTCGCTCGGCCGACGTCCTCGCGGGGCTCGATCGGCACGATGAGCCGGTTGTCTCGCACGACGGCCGCATCCAGGAGTCCTGACAGGTAATTCAGGCCTGCACGGTCGAGCCGCTGGCAGAACGTCCGGAACTCAGTCGCTGACGCCTCGTCCTTGCCCTTCCAGAGCTTGGCGGTGAGACTGTCTGCGAGTTGGTCGCGTGCCGCAGCGTCAGCTTTCGCTTCCGCATCGAGACGCGCCTGTTCCTTCGCCCTGAAGTCCTCGAGGGCTTTCTGCGCGTCGGCGAGCTCCTTCTTCACATCCTCGAGCGCCTTCGCGGCGTCCTGGACAGGCGCGGCTTGCTCGTCCGTGCGCTTCTCGTCCTCGGTGGGCTTCTGAGCGGTCGTTTCATCGCTCATTCGCTGCACCTCGTCTGTTTTCTCGCTGCACGCGTCGCGTGCGGGAGCGTGATCCGCGCCGATGCCGACCCCGTCCGGGTAGCTCCAGCGCCCGACTTCTGACGGGAGGAGGGCAGTGTGGTCGATGTCGATTTTTGTGTCGCGGAAATCGTACGACTCACCGTCATAATCGCCTTTTTCTGGGACGGCTTCGACCATAAACCCGATACTCACGTCGATGCTCTTCTTCGCCTTGAGCCGGTCGAGAATGATCTTGCCTTGCACCGTCTCGGAGAGCTTGTCGGCGAAGAGGTACAAGTTCGCGTAGTTCTTCTTCAGGTCCTCATCGAAGTAGTGGTCGCCCTGATACCCGACGAGATCTCGGAGGAACTCGTCGTCGTTCTTCTCGCTGAAGAACCGGTCCGGATGGCTGATGCTCACCGGGGTATATTGGGGAGCGAGTCCGCGCAATGCATCAACACTCTTCAGGTATCGCCCGTCACCGTACGCTTGCACCCCGGCCTTCGTGATCGGGACATCGTGCACGAGGATGACATCGTCGTGCAGGTAGTCGACTTTGAGGTTCGGCACGTCCACGCTCACCACGTCCGCGTACCGGAACGGTTCCTGGTCAACTCGTCCTTCACGGACGCGCGTCTTAACCTTCTCGATGAGCATCAGCTTGTTCAAAGGGCACCTCTGCTTCCAATCTGCTGTTTCCTGATCGTCGTCTCCGCGATGAGGTACGTTTCCGGGAACGTGTCGATGAGCGTGTGCAGCGCGGCGATCTTGACGCTCGGGTGGTACGGTTCGAGCGCGTCTATCACGGCGTCGCACGCCTGGCTGAGCGTTTTCGGGTCGATCGGGTACGTTTCCATAGGGTTCTTCACTCCACGACTGGGATGACGTCGCACCGGCAGTTCGGCCCGGCAGGCGGCTTGCTGTGACCGCTCGGGAACAGTTCTCCGATCCGGCGGATGTGTCCTTCGTTGCGTGCGTGGTCTGGCCTGACGCGATCGTCCCGCGCTGTGATCCACTGCCATTGCTTGACGCCTGCTTCTTGGTAGACGCGCTGGCTCGCGTCCGTGAAGGCTCGGTTGCTCTCGGTGCGCGCGATCGTTCGGAGACGGGTCTCAGGGAGCGTTTCCTGCAAATCGGTGAGGGTTTCTTTCAGGGCGTTCTTCACGCTGGTCAAGTCGGTGCCTTCGACTTTCTGCAGCTCGTCCAGGAGGGTGTTGCGTAGCTGCCGCTTCACATCCCCGTTCAGTCCTTTCACGATCTCGAACACGGCGCTTTTCAGCTCGCCCTTGCGTAGGAGTGCTTGCGCGCTGAGCGTGAGCTCGACACCAAGGATTGATTTCGCGCTGTCAGCCCCCATCACCCAGCTTTGGTCGATGATGAAGTCCGTCGCTTCGCGAGCGTCCGCGAGGTTGCTGTCAATGATTACGTCCACCTTCGCGAGGAACTCCGCCTGATCGTCGTCAGTGCGTTGTTTCGCTGTGAGCGCGTCGATCGCTTTGATGAGCGCGTCGTAGTTGATGAGCCCGGAGAGCTTCGCCACCGCCGAGGAGATGTGCGCTTCGAGTTCGTTGTTGTCCTCGAGCCTGCTCAGCGTGATAGTTTGGGTGCGGATGGCAACGACATCGTTCCTCGTCGTCGCTGCGGTTTGAGTGTTGAGAGGGGGCATTGTTGCCACCGCACCAGTCGGAATCGCGACGTACTCGTCACCACAGGGGATGTCATACTCCTCGTCCGGGTCGGAGAGACGCAGGCCTCGCGCGCGGCGCACTTCGTTCTTACTCACCACGCCAGCCTGGAGACGCAACAGGTCGGTTTCGGCGTGGAGCTTCTCAACCTCTGCGCGTTCCTTCTCGTCGAGCTGCCAGAGCGGCACCCACGAGATCTCGTACTCAGAATCCTCGTCGAACAAGTCCACGGCAGCGAAGCGCGCAAAGAGGTCGTGCAGGATTGGCTCGATCTCCGTTTCCTGAATCGCGGCGATCTTGTCGTACAACTCGCCGCTGTTCGTCTCGCTTCCCGTGACTGCCCCGGCGTGCGCACCCTCAATCAGCGCGAACGGGACGCCCATCGAGATGGCGCACGAACGAAGACCCGCGTCGAAGTAGTCCTTGACGGGAAGTGCGCGGCCGTTCGCGCCGAGGAAGTCGAGCTTGTGGCGTTCCGTTCCGACGAAGCCGCTCCGCGCGGTGACGTTCTCCCAGAGCTCCTGCGCTTCTTTCAGCTCGTCAGGTGTTGCTTTGTCGATCTGGAGGAATGGGAAGCCGGACGCGTAGCGCCAGAAGCTCTGCCCCATCGCCCAGATGATATTGTCGAATACGTTCAGCCAGTTGTACGCGGGGAAGAGGACTCCTTGTTCTCGCGTGTCGCCGATGATGATGAACCGGCTCGCGTGCACTTCCAGGTCGCCTTCGCTGCCGAGATAGCTCTGGTTCAGCTTGACGCCAATAATCTCGCCGCCTTTGCGGAACTGGTCCTCGTACAAGAATTCTTTGACGGCCCGCTTCCCGACGACTTCGATCGCGGTGATGCCGAGCGGTTTCTTCACCGGCTGGCTCAAATCTTCCCCTGCGTCCTTGTACCCAATAATGAGCAGGCTGTACCCGTGCCGCCATTTCAACTTGAATGCTTCCTTGAGCTTCTTGCGCACTTCGTATGGCTTCTTCTCGCACAAGTGCTCGAGCGTCTCGGCGACGCTCGAGTCATCACTATGGTATTCGCACCATTTGTTGAAGCTTTTATCCGCGAGAAGGTCGACGACATTGTGCGCGAGACCGTTGCGCTCGTACAGCTCGTCCAGAACGTCGATCGTGATCCGGCTGCTGTCCAGCCAGTAGCGCTGATGCGTGTAGCTGAAGAGGCTCGTGCGGCCACGAAATTTAAAGAGACGTTCTTTCGTGGCGAGAGTGACTGCACTAATAGCGTCGACGATTGCGGTGCGAAGGCCCATCTACGCGCGTTGAAGGGCAATCATTGTTTAAATATTATAAGGTTCTGCCAGGAAGTTCCTCGCCGCAAGCCAGGTAGGCGCGTTCAGTACCGGATTCTTTCCGGTAGAACGTGGTGAATTTCTCCCGGTACGCAGGATGCTGCCTCATCCGGCTCACCTTGTTCCGCATCGACTGCTCTGACTCGCCAAAGACGGCCGCGAGCTGTTCGACCGTGAACCCGACGCCTCGGTGCTCTTCCAGGTATTTCACGACTAAGTGCATCGCCATCGTGGATCAATCCTCCATTCTTCAATCATTCAAATGAGTTTAAAAGCTGCTGTTCCTCGAGGTTCACCAACCGCGAGCCGGACCGCCATCTCGAGCGCGTCCAGCAAGTCGTCGTGCTCGCTCTTCGGGAACTGGACGTACTGCTCGATCAGCGCGTGCATATCCTTGCGCAGGAAGACACGTTTGCTCTCAAAATACGGCGCCAGGCTGAGGATTCGCTCTTCTTTGCTACGCGTGTTCTTGATCGGGACGATCGGCCGGACCTCCTGTGTCTGCAAATGCTGCTGCAAGGCGATCTGGTAGGCGTTCGCCTCAATCCCGAACCGGACGTAGTCGCGCTGTCGCAAGGCCGTGCTGACCGTCCGGGCCTGCTCCGGGAAGGTGAGATGATCGTGGATGTACGGCTCGATGTAGATGTTGTTCTGACGATCAATCGCGATGGTGAGAAGCGCGAAGAAATCCGCGCCCTTATCCGGGCTGATTGCCGGGTCCACCGCGCCCCACCGGCCTTTCAGATCCACTGGGAGCTCGTCGTAGAACTGGAGCCACGCATACTTAAACGGACTGTCCTCGTCGCTGAGCGGCTCGTTTTGCATCTCCCGGTTGAAGAGCAAGCTGCCGATATTCTGTTTCTCCAAGAGCAGAGTGGTGATCGGCCACTTCGCTGGCCAGAGCACGGCGTGCTCTCCTTTGATATTCGCGATACCGATGATGCGTCCTTCAGGGTTCTTGGCGAACTCCCACGAGATGGGATACTTGATGATCGCCTTGCGCTCGAGCACGGCCCAGAGCGGGTTCCGCTTGATATCAGCGTACAAGTCCGCGTAGTTCTTCCTCGTCCCGATCCCGATGATCCGGCTCCACGGCTCCTTGAGCAAGTTGATCGTGCCGTAGAACCACTGCTTGACGAGATCGCGCTGGTACGCCGTCTTCACATTCTCCTCGTCCACCGGATCGTCGAAGATGATCAGGTCAAAGTGCCCGCCCGTGATCGCGCCGCCGGTGCCGACGGCTTCGATGGTCGGGTCGCGCAGGTTCTTCGTGCGGCGAAGGTAGATCATCTGCTCCGTGTCCTTCTCGAATACGATGGGGAAGTCCCGTCGGAGCTTCGCATTCGTGCTGAGAGCGTCCCTAATCTGCCGGACAGTCTTCTTCGCTGCGTCCGACGTCTTCTGCACGATGAGAATCCTCACGTTCACATCCCGGCAGATCTCCTGGATCGGCAGGCTGAACCCGACCGTCGTCGTCTTGATGTGTCCTCTCGGCTCGAGAATAAGGCCGAGGTTCGTGCTGTCGATGAACTGGAACATCTCGAGCTGGTGCGGTGGCGGCAGGCGTTCGGGGTCAAGGTAGTACTGGTGGAAGAAGGCGCGGTGCTTCAGAGCTATTGCGCGGTGCGTTTCTGGATTGTCAAGAATGCTCATCGTTGCTGGTCGTTCATCGTGTCGAGCTCGCAGCTCACACAGAGCCCTCGAGAGCTCAAGGGTCGTTCTTTCTTGCAGTGCCTACAGGTATTCATCGTTGCTTCCTCCGATCGTTCGCGGCTTTGATGATCCTCGCCGCTTCCAGGAGTTCCGCCTGGACTGGGTCTTTGCGAGCGTTCACGTACGCTTCCGTGTCGTAGAACCCGGCGTGCTTCCAGCACCAGCCGAGGAGGATGAGCGCGAGCACGCCCGCCCCGATCAGCGGCGGCACCGCGTCTCTTGGCACGGGAAACCCGAGGTAATCTGCGAGAAACAGGAAAGCCATCAGCTCGGGCAGCTTGCCCGTCACCCAGCTCACTTGCGCGATGCCGAGGTTGAAGTACCACCGCGCCCCATAGAGTAGACGGACACCCTGGTTGTTCGTGATCCTCTGGTACACGCCGTTCATTCAAAGTCCTCCGGGAGTCCGACGACGTTGTACAATCCGAGCGCGCCGGTACGCTTGATCGGCTTGATCGGGCGGATCTCTTCGAGTCTCCACGCCCACGCACGAGGATAGACCTCGCAACAAGCCGCTTCCTCGTGTTTCTTTGTCATCAGGTGAATGTCGGTGATCCTCGCGACTGCGAACGCGTGGCCGCTGAGAGGCCCGATAGGCTTCTTACTCGCGACCAAGAGGACGGGTCCTCGGTACTTCGTGTACCACGTTCTCGTTTCGATCGTCTTCCGGCCTGATCGTATCAAGCTCGCCCAGGGTTCTTGAATGCACAGCGCTTTCATCGCGATTCCTCGTTTTTCTTTGCGTGCGCGATGATACCGCACAACCGGCACACGACGTTCCCGTCGTCGTCTTTCTCTTCGCGGTGCGCAAAGAGCAAATCCGCTTCGCGCGGGCGCATCATAGGATGTCCTCGTCGTCATCGATCATATCATCGATGAGGCCAACGCACGCCGCATAGTGCCAGCCCGGAAGGGTGAGCTTTCGCTCCGCTTCCGGCGCCGGGGCGGGGGGGTTCTTGAGTCGGAGGATTCGCCGTCCGATCCTTACGAGGAATCCGAAGTGTCCGATCCAGTACCCGCTGAACCACCCGCCTTTCTTCGTGGCGCGCGCGTACTTCGCGTTCTTGTCGTACGCGAGGCCGTTAATGTTCAGGTCGCGCATCACTTCCGGGATGAACTGCCGCTTCACCCTGATGTCATACAAGCGAACCTCGCTGAGAACGGGCCGGTCCTTGCCTCGACGCAGCTTTCCCTGCCGGTCGTACGCGAGCTGCTCGTTCACGGCCTGCTGGATCATCGCGTGCTTTTTAGGGCTCGCGTACGCAACGAAGATGATGTGTGCCATCCCCCACCTCCAAGTCTCGTTGTCGCGCTCGCTCCACCCAGTAGTCGTGGCCGAACTCGGCGGCTTTTAGCGTCGAGTACGTCGCGACGATGGCGTGCAGATTGTCAACGAAGAAGGTGCGCGTGTCCTCTTTCACGATCGCGGTGAATCCGTTCCCGTTCTTGAAGACGGTCGTGACCTTGAGGTATTCCGGCCCGTACCGTCCGTAGAACACCCAGTCGATGAGCTCGGCGAATTCTCCGCCTGGCTCGTTCATCCGGGCTTCGACGATCCGGAACTCTTCCAGGCTCGGGAGTATCGCGCTCGCCGTCTGGACGCTCGCGGCGGTGTAGCTGATCTGGGAGGGGCGTTCCATCTCATTCTCACCGTTCCGGGACGTGTCGCTGGAAAAGCCAGCCTTTTTTCAAGCCGAGCAAGACGATCTCGTCATCCGTCTGCTTCAGGACGGTCGCGCTTCGCAGGTTCCAGAGGAGGCGGCTGTAGCCAAGACTCACCCATTGGTGCGCATAGCGCGGACCCGGATCGTCTGTGAGGCTTGCGCAGAAGAAGACGGGAGGGACGAGCTTTCGAGGGATCGTTGTTCGAATCGTGAGCTGGACGACGTGGTGGCTGTCGCCGAGTGTTCGGAGAATCTTCGTCTTGATCTCCGAGGCTTTTTCGGCCGGGATTGATGGGTCGAGCTCGACGTCGACTTCGAGAGGGCTCTCGCCGGGATTGTATACTTTGTTCTTTACGCTCACATCCGAGACGGGCGCGATGAGGTAGAGCTCGCCTTCCTGGTCCGTGATGCTCAGGAGCATCGTGTCTTCGCAACGAGGCCCTTCTTCGCCTGCTTTCACCCGTTCTTCGATCGTGCCGATTAATTCTGGCTTGGTGATCGTGATGCCGGTCAAGCAGACACCCCGTTTAAATGCTGCTTAGAAGTTTCAGAAATATTCCATAATACGGAAAATCCAAAAACCAAAAAAGCACCCGGAACGAACGCAAAAACTTTAAGCACTGCTACGGAGAACATCATCGCCAACCGGGCCGCGAAGCCTGAACCATCACCAACCCCGCCAGGAAGGTTTGTGAGGTGAGTCCTGGTGCGTCGTGCGCTCGCGCGGTTGCGGGGTTTCTGGCTGCACCGACCGTTTTGGTCTTCGGTTGGCGATGAGCGGTTCATTGTGTGTTTTTCTCCTTTTTCTTTATTCGTTCTTCGTAGGCTTTGATGATGCTTTCTTGGATGTCTTCGGGGAGGGTTTCTTTTTTGATGGTGGTTTCGATGCTGAGTGGTGTTTTGTTGAGTGCTCCGATGTCGCAGAGGAGGTCGGTGCAATTTTTGAGTGTTCTGCTGACTGCTTCGTTTGTTTTGACTCTCGCGTTTCCTTGTCCGGTTGCGAGTCGGTGGATCATTTGGTCTGTGAGGATGGTCTCTGTTCTTGCGATGATTCGTTGTCTTAGGGTTTCTTGTCTGTCGGTGTTTGCGGGGTTGTGTTCTTTTTTGAGTTCTTCCAGGTATCGGTCGATTGTTTTTCTTTCGACTTTGAGTTCGCGGGCGATTTCGCTGGTTGTTTTGTCGAAGATGTAGTAGAGTTCGTACGCGCGGTTTTTTGCTTGATTTCTTTTCTCGTTGTATGGGCTTCCGGGTTTGACTTTAGGCATTATTTTTTCCTCTTTGGTGTGGTGATTCGTCCTGTTCCTTTGCAGGTTGTGCACGGTTCTTTCGTCCACGTGCTGGTGTTTTCTGTTGTTCCTCGTCCTCTGCAGTGTCTGCACACGTGCACGAGGGGGTTTGTGTGGTTCTCGCTGAGCTCTTGGGCTCGCACCAGGCATTTTTTGCTTGGCCACCATTCGTTGCAGCGTGGGCAGTCGAATCCTTGCTTTGGGAATCCCGTCACGCTTTTTCCGCAGCCGTTCGGACACCAGTACGTCACGCGATCACGATCCCTTCACGGCTTGCAGGCCAGTATATTCCTCCCAGCGCTTGATGATCGTGCTGCAGTACGATGCGTCTTTCTCCAGGATGACTGCTCGGCGGTTCGTCTTGTGAGCTGCGATGAGGGTGGTTCCGCTTCCGCCGAACTGGTCCAGGACGATCTCCTCGGCGGCCGTGCTGTTCCTGAGCGCTCGTTCGACGAGCTCGACTGGCTTCTGCGTTGGGTGCACGTAGCCTTTCGTCACGTTCGTGATCGTCCAGACGCATCGTTCGTTGTTTGGTCCGTGCCAGCGACTCTTCGGACCCGTTGGGACGCTGCCTGGGCCTCCGTACACGATGACTTCGTAGTCTGGGTGGTAGCGGTTCCAGCTGATATTGATTCGATCCTTGTTCCAGATGAGGGGGATGGCGTAGTTGAGATTGAGCTCGTCCACGGCGGCAATGAGGTGGTGGACATTCTTCATTGCGAAGCAGATGTACACGCTCGTGTTGTTCTTCCAGGATTCTCTGCTCGCGTTGATGAACGTCTTGCAGAAGTTTTTCAGATCGTCGCCGCGCAGATCGTCCCCTTCGATCGCGTCCCAGTCGCCCTTGCTCGCCGCTTCGCCGGTTCGTCGTTCTTCGCTCTTCCGATAGCTCTCGCGCAGCTTCACATAATCCACGCCATACGGCGGGTCGGTGAAGATGAGATCGATCTTCCCCCCCCCCTACAGCTCTTTGTACGTTCTCTGGCACGGTGCTGTCCGCGCAGAGGAGCCGGTGCTCGCCGAGCAACCAGAGTTCTCCTTCCTTCACGATCGTCTTAACGCATTCAGGGACTGCATCCGGGTCTGTTCGTCCTTCAAAGTTGTCCGTTCCGAGGAGTCGCCGGAAATATTCTTCGTCTTTCGCGAGGAGGACACCGAGCTCTGACAAGTCTACTTGTGACGCGTAGAGCCTTTTGAATTCTTCCAAGTCGAGGCGCGGATCGTGTTCGCCTCTGATCTTGTTGAGGACTTGGCGAAGGATGCGCCGGTCGACCTCCTGGATGGGAAGCCTGATCACGGGGACTGCTTCGAGGCCGAGGTTCTTCGCGGCTTGCAATCGGTGCTCCCCGTCCGCGACGACGAGGTCTTTGTTCGTCACGATAGGGAAGAGGAAACCGTATTTTTTGATGCTCGCGGAGAGGGCTTTTTCTTGCGCTTTCGTGAGCCGGTTCGGGTTTTGCCCGTCAGTCTGGAGCTTGGTCGTCTCGATGGTTTCGACTGGCGGGATCATCGTTGATTCCCTCTTGTGAGTTTGAACACGGGACGAGTGTGGGCTCGTCCCGTGCCAGAGGGCTTTAACCTCTGGAGTGCTGTCCGGTTATCCGCTGTGGAATCGTGAAGGCTCTGAGGTCCTTGCGGGGTAGTGAAGAATTCGGCCTCTGGTGAAAGCGATGAATCCCTCAACCGTCCCCGCAAGGATTTCCTCGATGAGTGTAATGAAAGAATCTTCGTCATCGCTTCCACCTGTTGACTGCAGTTATAAACGTCCTTTATATAACTTTCTGTAGAAGTCTGCCGCACCTCCTGCTGTGTCGTAGAGCTCTCGCAGGGCTGCGTGCAGTTCGATCAGGTCGCTCGTTGTCCGGATCGGGATCGTGCAGAGCGGGTAGTTCTTCTTCTCGAACGTCTTCGCTTCTTCGGTTTCGAGGATTTCGAAGCAGACCGCCCATTCTTCGACGATGAAGTCTGCTCGTCCGCTCCCGCCAGTCCACGTGGCTTCGGTGTGGAAGTTGAGCGCGTGGTCCCAGCAAAAGCAGGCGAGCCACCATTTCACGTTGCGATGCTCCGGCGACTCTGCAGGGGCTTTGCTGCATTTTACGACGTTGCGGTAGCTGATGGTGAGGCAGTCCCTGGTTTGGCGCGTGTTCGCGAGCATTGTTTTGATTCTGGTCGTCATTGTGCTGGTCCCTCCGCATCATTTGCATTTATGTGCGTTACATTGTAAAACAATGTAGAAAAAAAGTTTTTTATCGTCGTCGACGCGGTTCCTCGAGTCCTCCCCACGCCCACGCGAGCGCGACAATCCAGCCGATGATCGTCCAGCCCAAGAACAGGTTGATCACCGCGATCGTTCCGCGCTGCTGGTGCCCCCGGCCGAACGCGAAGATGCTCGGCAAGAGGTACAAGCTCGCCAGGACGAGAAACGTGATGATCTCACCAGGATCGGCCATTAGCCCTGCCTCCGCAGCGCATACAGGCAGATCCGTCGCAGCTGGCCGATGGAGAGTGGGATCGTCTCCTTCCCCGTCATCCGTGCTGTTCGTTGGAGGATTCTCGCGCACGTGCGCCGCACGTACTTGGCTTCGTGGCGTTCACGGCTCAAGAGTTCCCGGTCGCTATAGCGTCCTTTCCTGTCTCGTCCGAGAAAACGGTTTACGACTTGGCTCAGAGTCACTGTTCATCACCTCGTGGTTTTCCGGGCGAGGACCTTCGGCACCTTGCCCTTCGGTTTGGCTTTGATGATCGCCTTGATGATCGCGTCTTTCTTGGACGCATCCTCCAGGCTGATATTGAGTTCTCGCGCGAGGCTTCCGAGCTGGTCTTTCGTGTGCAGCTCGAGGAACTCCTCATCGACCGTCCATTCTTGCGAGAGGTCTGTCTTCGCGGAGGCGTGGAAGCTTTCCAAGTCGTCCGGCGGCAGGATTTCCACTGCTTTCTGGTTTATTGCCAGGAGGACTTTGTCGAGCTCTTTGCCTGCTTTGAGGAAGTTCGCGAGGCTCGGCGTCCCTCCGTACTGTGGGATGCTGACGCCTACGCCTTCTTTGCGCAGTCGTTCTTGCACATCCGTGTCGAGGCCGTACGCTCCTTTCCAGGCGAGGAAGGCCGTGACTGCTTTGCTCAGCGTTTCTGAGTCATAATGGTGTTTCGGCGCGAGCTTGCGCAGCACGTCGAGGCGGTACTCGGCGACTCTCGTTTTGAGACGGTCCTCCCTGTTCTGCTCGAGCAGCTTCTCGGTTGCTTCCTCGTCTTTCTGAGAAGGTTTCTTGCCTTCTTTTCGTGCTTGCTGTTCCTGAGCAGTCTTCTTCACGCTCGCCGGGTTCGTGCAGTACACGTCCGTCTTTATCCAGTGATCGTAGTACAAGACGACCGCGTAGTCCTGGCTCCCCGGCAACTTCTTCACAGCTTCGTGGTACGGAACAGGGAATTTCGAGCCGTAGTCGTACTCACTCAGCTTCACGCTCTCAGGGTTCGCCTTGAGGAGATCTCCCGGCTTCGCATAGACGCGCACGTTCTTCGCGCGGAGCTTCGCTCGCTGCTCTTCCACATACTTCGCGATCCGCGCCTTCAAGACGTCGTGCAGATCTTTGTCGTCCACTTTGAGCTCCTTGCCAAGATCGCTGAACAGGGTGGTCTGGGCGTACGTGTCCTTGCGGAGACGCGCCGGGAGTCCTTCAAAATCCAAGTCGGTGAAAGCGAGCGCGTCGCGGAGCTCCTGGATGCTGAGCTCGTGCTCGAGAACCGTCTTGAGGACCTTCTTCTGCTCGTCAGGGTTGAGCTGGCTGAGGATGCTCGCGTGACCAAGTTGCAACTTCCCAGCGAGGAGTGCTTTGCGTCCGTCCTCGCCGAGTCGCGTCAGGTTGACTCGTCGTTGCACGTAGCCTTTCTTCTTGCCGAGTTTCTGCTCGAGCCAGTCGCTCCCGTGCTTCTTGTCCTTGAGAAACGCCGCGTACGCTTCGCCTTCTTCGAACGGGTTCAGGTCTTTGCGCTGCACGTTCTCGACGAGCTTGACGGCCTCAGTCTCGTCTTTCGTCAGGTCGATGACGCGTACTGGCACCTTCTGCAGGCCTGCCATCTTGGCCGCTCGTAGTCGTCGTTCGCCCGCGATGAGTTCTCCTTTCGTGTTCACGAGGATCGGCTCGAGCACGCCGACCTCTTTGATGCTTCGCGCGAGCTCTTCCAGGTCGCCGTAGTCTTTGCGCGGGTTCTTCACCACGACGATGCTTTCGATTTCTTGTTCCTGCATTCTCTCAACCTCCGTTCTTGAGCTTCAATGGTTCTGGTGAGCGCGCTGATCATCGTCCACTGGTCGGCGCGATCGTTCGCGCTGACGCGTTCGACACGCTCGAGCTTCACTTCTAAGTCTTTGATTCTGAGGAGGAGCGGGTCTGTTGGCGCGAATTCTGAGAGTAGTTCAGTCGATTCGTTCTTCACGAGCATTGCACCTCCTTTCGTGCCAGTGCTTGCATCCTCGGCCGTTGTTGAAACTCTGGCAGTAGTCGTCATTCACGATCGCGTCGAGCATCGTCTTTCCGTATTTCCGGTTCATCTCGAGGAGCGCTTCTTGTCCTGGACAGGTTCGTTCGCCCATTTTTCTTCACGCCTCGCCGTCACACAGTTTGCACCGTCCTTTCTCGTGACGGAGGTTGTCGGGGAGTTGTTTGCGGCAACTCCGGCATCGGAACAGGCCGATCGTGTCGACTTCCCATTCGGTTCGGAGCGCTTTGCTCGCCGCGATTTCTCGTTGGAGGCGCTTGCTGATGCGCCCTCGTCGTTCTCGCAGATTCTCGATGCTCGGACTCTTCGGCATCTTGTTATGAGAAGTGGTCTCGATGGTAGAGCCGGACTCTTTTCGGCGTGTACAGGACGCACACCGCGTTTCGTTGCGGGTACGCTTTGAAGAATCTGATGAATTGCGCTTCTGCGCGTTTGATGCACGAGTGGTGGTCGCTGCTCTTGACTTCGAAGTAGACGAAGCGGCCGTTGTGTCGTCGCGCGGCGATGTCGTACTCGCCGCAGTAGCCTTTGGCTTGGTAGGTCTCGTAGAGGTTGAGGCTTCGGTAGTTGCCCGAATCCTTGAGCCGGTCGGCGAGTTCGCTGGTGAGCTCGTCGTGACTGTGACGCCGAGGCACGTCTTTTTCTTTTTATAAGCCACTTTTTAACCTCTTTGGTGATTTATTTCACATTGTACACGAGGTCCAGGTATTCCTGCAGGATCGTCTGCCCCTGGTAGTATTGCCTGATCACGGCTTCTCGGATCTTGCGCTTGAGCAAGACGACCGGGTCGGTCGGGAGGTATTCTCCGTCAACGTTCTGGATCTCCGCGCGCACCCGGCGAATCGTCTCGAAACTGGGAATCGTGCCGAGCTCGTTCACCGGGATCACCCAGATGATGTGCGACGTCTCGTCACCATCATTGTACGGGCTACCTTCGATTCTCACGTCCTTGCCGATGCGTCGGAGCGTCTGGATGATGAGCCACTTGTCGTCGTTGCGGCTGCGCGCGTCAGCAGCCAAGACTTCCCGGACCGTGGTCTTCATCGTCTTGAACTCTGCTCTGATGCGTGTTTGATCCTCGTCCATCAGGTCCTCCCATCCGGTTGAATCCGGGGTATTCTTCAGTGTCTTCCGATCGTTCTCGGGCTTTGGTTTCGGCGCGTTGACGCGTCATATACTCCTCGTCTTTCCGTGGTCTGACCATCGTGCCGCTCCACGGTTTTGCAGGGGCGCGCACCGTTGCGGGACGTCCTCTTTTCCTGAACATCGCGTTCTTGTGCCAGACGAGCGCGCCGTTCTGAACACCCCATTGTTTCTTCTGCGCGCGGATTCGGCGCGTCACCCACGCCTTTCTCATCGCTTCGCTGTGTCGTTTCTTTTCGGCCGCCGTGAACTTTCCGCGTCCCATTCATCGCACCCCTCCAGTCTTGATTGCGACGGCGAGGGTGTGGCTGCAGAACGGCTTGCTCCGGTCCCCTCGGTGCTGGACGCAACCCCATTGTCCTCCTTCGGCGACGGCGTTGCAGCTCCAGATTGGTCCGTGCGGGCCTTCCATCAGCCACACTTCCGTCTCGCAGCCTCGTCGTTGCCGCACGAAGAAGTGTTTAAAGCTCGGCGTGCTGTCCTCGCATTCGAGGAGTTCTCCGCGCTTCACGATCGTCTTGGCGCGTGCGATCGTCTCGTCATCCATCAAGGCTTCACTTCCGTGGCTTTTTCGGCTTGTCCTTGACGCCTTGCATTGCTTCCGTCACTGTCTGCTGCGCACTCTTGATGGTGAGCATCACCGGGTCTTTCGGTGTGAGGCCGATGGCTTCGTTGCTGTTCAGTTTGATGTTGAAGTTCGGCCCGATCGCGCGCTCGAAGCTGATCACGGCGTAGTCGTTCTCCGTGTCTTTGTCTCGCTCGTCCACTTTCTTGATCTTCTTCACGGTCGCTTCGATTCGTAGTTCTACCATCGTCTTCTCCTCCTTTTTTCAGTTGTCTCTGTCGAGCTCTTCGATGCTCGTCACGGCGATCTTCGTCGCGAGGCGCAATGAGCGGTTGACTGCTCGCGTCTCGGCCATCCTGATGTACGCTGCTTTCACCATTCCGCTCAGGTTTTCCGGGCTCGCGTCACCAATCCCCTGGAAGGTACGCGTCCCGTCCTCGTCTTTCATCGTCGCCGTCGCCTTGATGATGGCCTGCTGCTTGACCGGATCGTGGCTGATGATCTCGGTCGTGATGCTCTGCAGGCCGAGCTTGTGCGCCGCGTTGACGAGTCCCTGGTGCGTCACGTATTCCTTCCCCTGGAGCTCGATGATGTTCTCTTCTCCGCAGAGTTCCCGGTAGCTCGTGCTCACACCTTTTTTCGTGCCGACGCGCTCTTCCCGTAGGGGTTTCTCTTTCGAGGCTTCGATGACATCGACAGAGTCTACGTTCAGGTACTTCTTCCCCTTCCATTCGTTCACTTGCCCGGTGAGCTTGACCGTGTCGCCTTCATCGATCGCTTTGAGGCGCGCGTCCGCTTCGTCCGTGACGGCGTTGTACCAGACGCCGTTCGCTGCGACGCCGGTGCGCTTGCCCTGTTGCACGCTGACCTTCTCCACTTTGATAACGACACTGAAGCCTGGTTGTTCCACGATCATTCTGCATCCTCCTCCGGTTGGTGTGCGCCTTTCATTTTCTCGTGCATCGTGAGCGCCTTGAAGACTGCTTCGCACAGCTCGATAGCCTGGTAGTTCGCGTTCACGCCGACGTTGTCCGTGCCTTCCTGGTCTGGCCGCTTCACGACTTGGATGAGTCCGGCGGCGGCGTAGTGGAAGTGCAGATCGCAGTACGGTATCGGCACGCTCACACCTTTCTCCGGCACGGGATCGCCTTCTCCTTCCGTCTTGAACAGCTGCAGGCTGCAGAACATAAAGTTCTTCTTGCTGCAACCCGGCCACGCGCACGTGGCGCTCCTCATCGCAGCGATCTTGTCGTCAGCGATTGCTTTGCCGCGTTCTTCCAGGCGGCGCGTCTTCTTGGCTTCTTCGTGAGTCGTCATTTTTTCAGTCCTCCCGTTTCAGATCGAGCACTTGGATGATGAGTTTTAAGCTGCGTTGCACGTCTTGCAGGTATTCGAGTCTCGTCGTCGCGTCGTGCTGCTTGTAGATGAGTTCGCTCTCCTGGACGCAGAGTTCCTGGTCGCGCGAGTCCTTCTTCAGTTTCTCCGCCGTTGCCGTCTCCCGCGCTTTCTCGTTCGTATACGCGTTCTTTCCGTCTTCGCTTTTCTGCGCGCAAATCTCACTGAAGACTCGGCGTTCGATATCCTGGCGTTCGGACTGGACGCCGTCGAGTTTGCGTCTCGTTGCGAGGAGCTCGTTGCGCACAGCGCGGAGCTTCTCCGGCAAGTCGACAAGTCCTTCGAGCATCGGTCGGTAGCCGTCTTTCTCAAGCATCTTCCGGTTCAGAATGGGCTCGCTCACAAACTCGTCTGAACGGTTGATTTCTTGTTCACGATCATATCCCATCTTGCGTTCACCTCGTTGCTTGTGCGATGTTCGTGATGAGTCCCTTGTCTTCGAGCGCGTTGAAGAACCGCTCGACGTCTTCGCTGCGGTACACGATCGCCGCGTAGAGTCCTGGGCCGTCTTTGTCGGTCGTGTTGAAGTGGCGGTGCGGCGCGTTCAGGACTCCGAGGAGCTTGCTCAGCTTGAGCAGGATTTCGAGGTCTTTGTGTGTCGTGCTCTCCGCGTACGTGTAGTCGCCTTGCTTTTTGATGTTCATCACTCGCACCCCGATTTGAGAAAATAATGCCAGTATTCCGGGTAGGCGAGACGAGCCTTCACGGCTTCTTGCGCGTTCGCGTGCTCGAGCGCCTCGCCGAGTCGCCGCACGAAGGGGCCGCCACGGTTTTTCATCGTGGCAGCCACCTTCGTTGTTTCGTCACGCAGACCCGGACATCGGTCCCAGTCGGCTTGCGTGGCGGCGGCCGCGTTGAAGTCCCCTTTCACTCGGCGACCTCTTCCTTCCCGGTGGTCCTTGAAAGCTTCCGGTTCTGCAGGCCGAGCTTGGCGCGCACGTCCTGGCGGATCGTGCTTGCTTGCTGGTCGTCCTGGTAGCCGAGCGCGTGGCAGTCCTCGTGGCTGAGAACGATCGTGACGCCGAGCTCAGTCTCCGCGAGGGTGAGGTTGCGTTTCTTCTTCGGCTGGGCGGGCGCCGATTCCTCCGCAGAATCGGTTGCTGGTTGCTGTGGTCCGAGGATTCCGTCCTGAAATTCCGCTTCAGTCTGTCCTTTTCTCATTGCGCATTCGAGCCCGTCGTAGTATCGCTTGCGTGCGATCAGGCCAGTTACTTTGTCGTTCGTCGCGATCGCGGCGACGCAATCATCCATTCTGGGTGTCGAAGGCGGGTTCTTGGTCGTCATCTCTATGTGTTTGGATCGTCGCTGCTTGCGCTGAGATGGTTTTGCGACGACGGTCTTGAAGTTCTTCCTTTTCTTCGTCACAGTCGATTCACCTCGTAGTTTTTCATTCTGTGAAGTAGTGGCTGCAGTCAGTGCAGAGGCTTCGCCAGCCGACGCTCGTCGTTGCGGTGGCGCCGCAGTTCCAGCACCTCGTCCGGCGTGACGGCTCGTCGTAGAGCTCGTCGTTGCTCATCGGAACGCCTCCTCACTGGTGGAGATTGCCACTTGGCAAGTTCGGTGAAAGTCGTCTGTGCGTGTCGCCTTGAGCCGGTCGGTTCGTCTTGTCGGAACGAATCGTCCGTACGTGACCCTGATTACTGCGTCGCCCGTCTCGATGGGCCGTCCGCAACTCTGACACCATCTGCTCATTGCGTGCACCCCTTGAAGGCTCGTTCCGCGTCGAGCCACCAGTAATACCACACCCTCATCACGGGGGTTCCGGGGTTGATCCCGTCGGCTCGTCTTTGTTTCTCCGCCCTGATGTTCGCCTTGATCTTCGGCGCGCAGCGCGGGTTGTCTTTCGCAAGAATCAAGACCCTGACGGGGATTGTTCGCTCGGGAAAAAACCGTTCGCCTGCTGTCTTGGTGAGCTCGGCGTACAAGTAGAGGCCGTGCTTGTCCTGGACGTGTTGCAGCCGAAAGGCTTGCACGTCGCCACGGTTGATCGTGACCTTGCGCTCATCAGGGTATCCTTGGTGGATCGTCGCGGTGAGAATCATCGTTCGTCCTCCTTGAGGGTTGCGTGGATCGTTGGGATGACGCCAATCGCGAGGAATCGGCAGACCACTTTCGAGGCGCTGCTGGCCTTGTGGCCGCAGTAGAAGGTCTGCTCGATCAGATCGTTCTCAGCGCGATCGATCTGTTCTGGTGCATCGCGTTCGCCGTAGAATCTCACCGCCTTCGCTACGGGAATGTACCCGGAGACTTTGATGTCTCCCTGATAGGGTGAGTGGTTCTTCATCGGGCCGCCTCGGTGAAGAACTCGTCGATCGCTCGCTCGTGCGTTCTGAGGAGCTCGTCCCATTCGAGTTCGTGCAGGGCTCGGCCGTTGCACGACGGGCAGAACCCGTTGATCTCGATGGTCTTGTGCTCCTCACACAGGGGACAGGGTCCGTCGCCGATAGACTCGGCTGGGGGGTGGCGGATCATCTTACCACCCCTTTGTTGGCGCGTCGCACGCGCGCAGGAGCGCTGCCAGGTCGCCAGCGTATTCTTGCGTGGCAATTTCGAGGGCCCACTTGAGCTGTCGGTGGTCGTTCGCGTTCAGTACCGTCGATGTAGGGTTCTTCATCGCTTTCACCAAGCCACTCACAGGGGAGGCATATATATAAATATTGTGGCTGGTTGTCGCGTCCTTAGAGTCACCCGAGAGTGACACTAATCACCTTTTCATCTTTCCGGCCGAGCTCGTTGATCCGCTGCGCCAGAGCGCGCATATCCCCCTCCAGCGCGTCGCGACGCGCCTGGGCAGTCTGGAGCCGGTAGATAAGATGCGCGCGCTCAGCAGCCCTGGAATCGGCCCCTGAAGGGCTTCTGGCAGGGTTCTCGAATGCTGAGATCACGACCTCATTGATGAACCGATTCAAGCTCGGCCCTGTCGGCCTCGTTCGGCCGGTCCGGCTGTCCAGGTAGCCGAAGAGCCCAAGGTAGAACTTTGCCTTATCGTTCCATTTCACGCTGCTGATCCATTCACGTTTCTTCATTGGGGGTCTCGCCTCCACTTGCTACGATTCGCCAGCCGAAAATTTGAGGTAATACCTGCGGGTAATACTGAGCCACTTCGCTATGAGGGAGTCCTTGCCGCCGCGCTTGCGCCGCTGTGCGCGCGCGTCAGCTCGTTTTTTCCCTAACCTGCTAATAGGCTCAAACTCGAAAAGCTTAAAAACCAGCGAGATTTAGACCCCGTTGCGAGCCGGGTCTAAAATATCTCTAGTTCTTTCTTTTCGAGACTTACCCTGAGGTATTACCTCCTCGGAGGGCCTCGTTTTACGCACCATCACGATGCTTCGTATTTATAAAATTTTCTCGAGCCGTTCCTGGTACACACAGAACGGGAACCGCTCGCACTGCAGGTAGAATTCTTGATCCACGCGCACCGCTGCGATCTTGCCGTCGTAGCAGCGTGGACAATCAGCACTCGTGACTATGGTCTTCGTCGTTGCGACAGGAGTGGAGGTGACAGGCCCGCGTTTCGGGGGGTGTTGAGAGAATAACAGGCCTGTCACGAACTCCAATCCCTCCCTGAAATAGTCGCCTACTTCCGTCGTCAACAAGGGAGCGCGAATCAAAAAAAGTTTTTCCTCACTTGACCCTGAAGAAGCTCTCGATCCCGAGCTTCGTCGCAGCGCTCGCCGCACCGAACCCTGCTAGGACAAGGCCGACGATATCCGTCACCGTACTCGGCGTCAACTGGTACCCAGCCAGGAAACCAACGACGAGAACGGGTGCGACGGTGACGATACTCCGCGTCCACTCGAACCGCTCCTCGAGCGCGGTCTTCTTCGTTTCGTTGTACGCGCGAATAAAGCCCCACACATTGTAGGCGAGGGCTCCGCCCGCAGTCCATAATCCGACGATCCACGGTTCCACTGTTTCACCTCACGATGTGAAGGGTCACGAGGTAGGTGAGCACGCCGATCATCCCGGCGATCATCGCCCACAGGCCCTTCACGTTGACTTTGAGCACGCGCACGCTCCCGTTCGTGCGCGTCGTCTGCGCTTCGATCGCGCCGAGGCGTTCGGTCAGATCTCGCGGGACTCGCTTATTCAGCGTCTCGACGAGGTCGTAGATGTCGTTGTTCGTCACTTTCTTCGTGACGAAGGTGTCTCCGTTGTGGCTGCGCGCAGTCATAGCTGCTTCACCTCTCTTTCCTGCGGGTAGCTCAGATCGAAGCTGTTGCCGAGGAGCCATTTCTTCTGGACGCGCAAGTATCCTCCTCGCGCCCAGCCTTCTCCCCAGCTGTTCTGGATCTCGAACGTTCCTTCTTCGTCATCCCACCCTGTGATGATCATCGCGTGCGCCCCTCCCGTTTCGCCTTTCGGTGGCGCGTAGGGTTGTGAGGGGTTGCGGAAGCTCGTGCCGACTTTGATGCCGAACACGACGGGCACTTTGACGTGGTGCAGCGCGTACTTGATCGCTCGTTCTTTTCCCTCGTGGTCTTGTTCCCGCACCCAGACGTAGACGAACGGGACGTGCCATCCTCGGAAGCTGCGCGCGAACAAGTCCAGGTCGCCGTTGAAGTTATTGTCCTGGTACGGGAAGAGCTTCTCCACAGTGACGCCATTCTTCTGCGCGGCTTTCCACGACTCTCTGATAAAGCACCCTCTGTTCTCCGGGTACGTCCCGCTTGCTTGTCGTCCCTGGTTGAACAGGTCCATCCTGCTCAGTTCGTACTCTACCGGCCACCCGTTCTTGATCGCGAGTGCTTCGATCGCGCTCGTCTGCGCGTGCGCCACGCAGGAGTTGTAGAATCCTTGGTGTTCAACCTTGCTCTGTTCTCTCCGCAGCGAGAATGTTGTCGGGTACGTTTTCTCCGGCGCCAAGGCATAGTAGTCGCGCGGATCAGGGGTTGCGTGGACGAGGAGACCGGTCCCGGTTTCGAGCACGTTCCTGATCTTAGGCTGTGGCCGGAGGAGTTTGTACAGGAGTCGTCGAATCATAGCAAAGCCTCTCTACGCGAAGTACGTCGCCTCGACTTTCACACCCGTGCTTCCTGCGATCGCCGCGCTCGCGCTGCCGCCGCCTGGCGTGCCTGCAGTTCCGGCGGCTCCAAGGCTGCCGCCCGCGACGGTGACGCTGCTGAACGCGGCGTTGCTGAAGACGAAGATGATCCCGCCCCCACCGCCCCCGCCGCCTGCTCCTGCGCCGCCCCCGCCGTTTCCGTCGGTGCTCGCGTTCCCACCCGTGCCGCCGTTGCCCCCGTTCGCGGTTATCGTGATGGTGCTGTTGTTGTCTTGGCAGACGATGCACAAGAACCCGCCACTACCGCCGCCGCCACCGCCCCCGCCGCCGGAGTCGTTGTAGTTCGTTCCAGAGTTGCCTGCTCCGCCTCCGCCGCCGTTGCCTCCTGCGCCGCCGAAGGTGCTGCCGCCGCCACCAGCTCCTCCTCCCCCACCGT